AAAAGAAGAAACTAAGAATGCTGAAAAAGCAGAAGATTCTAAAGAAGAAAAAGCTGACTCTGAAGAAAAAGAAGAAGCTACTAAAGAATCCTTATCCTTAGATCAATTACTTGAGTCCATCTTAATGGAGTCTGACGATGAAGACGACAGCGAAGATGAAGACGAAGAAGATGAGTCTGACGAAGACGAGGATGAAGAATCCGAAGATGATGAAGACTCTGATGATGAGGATGACGAAGATGAAGAGGAAGAAGAAGTGTCCGAAGACTGGGCAGCTCTGGAAGCTCTTATCGACGAAATCCCTGAAACTGATGCTGAAGATTGCGAAGATTGTGAACCAACTCCAGCGGAAGATGCTGCTCTTGAAGCTTTCTTGGATGAACACATTCCTGATTCTGTTCTTATCTAATTTGATATAGTTATTATAAGAAGGAGAGTCTCTAATGAAAGTATTCACAGCAAAAAAACAAATCGTGATTGACCACAAAGGTGATATTCCTGTACTTAATGTATCTGGTCCAATCGATATTCCATATTGGGAAACATTAGAAAAGATTTCCCAAATGCTTATGTACAACGTAGCCATCTATGAAGTACTTAGCGATGGTACAAAAGTTCGTCTTGACTTGTGTAACTACGATCAAGAGAACGACCCTAAAGAAATGGGTTTGAAACAAACATATGAAACTACCGTTAAACCTACACCTACTAAATTGGTGACTGATAACGGTGTTGATATGAATGAAGTTGTAAGTAACTTCACAAAACCATTACCTCTTCCTAAAACTAAGGATGATGTAATTCAAGGTACAGAATATGAAAACATGGTGGAAGGTGCTAGTAAGAAAATGACTGGTACAGCTACTATCCGTGAAGAAAAAGTTAGCAAGAAAATGCAAAAAGCTAACAAAATCTATGTACCACCAACTGTTGATGATATCGACGAAAAATAAAAAAAAAATAAGAGAGAAGCGTTTGCTTCTCTCTTTCTACTGTGTTTCTTACTTAAAGAATAACGTACTTGTGATTTCTAACCACCACCAGATGCTTACTTTCATTACTTACCTCCTTTCTTAAGGAGGTTTCTAATACTTGCGTCACTGAATATACGTTTCATCTTAAATCGGTATAGAATGGTTGCATAACTTAATTGCTCTTTAAACCACTCTTCTTTTGACCGTACAAGCTGTAATGTTTGTCGGTCGACTTCGATATATATTATATCGTTTCCTTTAGTTGACTCGTAAGTCAACGTGATTTGTTTTAATTGTTGTGGAGTTAGGGTGTCTGTGTCACTGATTATAGTGCTTACAGACAAGCCCGTTTCTTTTAGTATCCGAACAACACGATTGATAAACTTAATATAATCTGTTTTGTTACGCTCAACAAACCCGACTACATCAGCCGAGAAACCATTCAGTACTAATAAATTTTGCTTGTTGACTCCTTCTGGTGGTTTTACCCACGACAGCAACCTACCAAATTCTATCATTGGATCTCGGTCTGTCTTTTCACATACCTCTATAATTTCATTGATTATTTTTCTTACATCTTCTTTCATATTTCTTCCACCTCACATTGAAAAATAACTCACATGAATGAATAACGATTTCATTCATAATAATAATATATACTTACCATACATTATTTTTACACTAATCGAAGTCAAAAAAAAAATAAGGGATAGCAAACGCTATCCCTTTATTATTATATATCGAAGCATTTCTTACAAGACTTCAGAGAGGTATCCATCAGTTCAAAGATAGTACGAGCAAGAGCTGGTGTCATATTCTTGATACTGAATTGAATATACATTCCCTCATGATCATAGTCAAATCGGTTATATAGGAATGAGTAGCAATAGGAACCTTCTTTAACTTCTTCATATATCGCATCGTATAGTTTATCTTCAATGAATTCACCAATACGATCAATAGTATCTTCATCTTTTAAGAATGGTGTACGAATGGTAACTTTAGCTTCTTTATTACCATATAAACCACGACTTGGTTCCACCGCTACAGTAATGACATGGATATCCTTAATAAGAGTATTATCATCGAAGATATAATCAAATTCACCAGTTGTACTCTTATTACTTGGACCATATCCAACAATCATAGCAGTATCACTATTACGATATAAGATATGAGCATCATATAGCGTACTAAGTGGATTATTATCAATGTACCCACTCATACAGTTAGTACTATGCTCATTTAAGTATTCGGTTGCATTAACGATATGCGTTCTTTCTGTTTGAATCGCAGATAGAATCTCCACTACTTCAACCAGTCTACGATTCCCAATAGGGAATGTACGAGTCATATGAATGAGGTCTTTAATAAAGTATAAGGCATCAGTGATAGTCTTAATTTCTTTTGTGAAGGTAACACGAGTGATTCTGTCTTGGTATGTGGCAGATACTCGTTTACCTTGGTTAGCTCTATTGGTAGATACGTTAATGATTTCACAAGGAATGAATAAGTATCTAGCAACCGCACGAATAAACTCAACTGTTTTGTTACGAAGTTGGTATGGTTTTGCTTGAATTTCAATGTGTGTGTAAGCTGTCATTATAGTTCTCCTTATTGTAAACAAAAGATAGAGGTATACCGAACGTGGTATACCTCTAATTCTTATTTTTCCATCATATCAAATCGTTCTTTAGCATCTTCGATTTGTTCTTTGATGATTTGGTCTTTGAGAAGTTCTTTATACTTCTTCTGAGCCTTCTTATACTTTTTCGCTTCATCTTTGATTTCTTCTTTGAAGAAGATATCATAATCAGACTTACGATACTTATGGTATGTAGAAGGTTTGATAAATTGACGACCTAATTCTTCGAAGGATAAAGACAATGCAATCGAAGGACTGTATGTCAATGCCTTACTTACTGTAAGGATTTGGTAATCGTTCATCTTATCAGGGTTATTGAAATCTGGTGGTTGTAGGATATCTTCAGTACTACGAATCAATCCTTTAAGAATCATCTCTGTATGTACAGAGTCAACACTCATACCAGATTCAATCGTCAACTTGTTGTAAGCATTTACCATTTCATCGATAGTTTCGCAATTATAATGGTCTTTCTTATCAAGTAGACGAATGATATTTTTCAACGGTTTAGAAACTTCGTTATTCACGATATTAATCATCGCTAATGGATGGGTAATATCCAATGCACTGAGTTTCACACCCACGAAATCACCACCAAGTGGTTTCAATTTATTACTGATTTCAGAGAAGAGGTACATTTCTCGACATTCCCCTTCTTCAGCAATTTCACGGATTGGAATCAATTCATCAGAATCCTTATGACGTAAGTAGAATACTTCTGTATGATTATTGAAGTCGGAACTACTGATATCGTCCATAGTATATAGGTCCTCTGTACGAATTTGAAGAATCCATTGATTTAAGTCTTCTTTCGTATCTTGGTTAAATACAATCTTATTTGCATCTAACAAGAAGAAACGATAGAAGTCGGCATTGAATTCAACTTTATCAGAGTTTGTTTTCAGCATGTGCTTAGTAGACAAAATCTTTTGTTGAATTGGGTTATTGGTTTGCGTAGCAGCAAAGCGACCAGCGTGGAAACTAGGGGTATTATTGATATAATACAAATCCCCATAGCACTTGTGACAAACACCATCATGTGCCGTACAAGTGACTGGAGAACGCATTAAGATAACCTTTCCGATTAAATCCACGTCTTTTTCCATATCCACGATATGGAGTACGTCTTCTGGTTCATCTGGTAATCTATAGTATCGACCATTGATTTTCTTAAGTACTTTACGGTTAGCAACATTCAATTCCACTAATCGTTTTGTGTGGCAATCATCAACAGTTTTACTGATATTATAAGACGATGTGAGAATCATAGTCTTATAGGAGAAGTGACCAGATTTACCCATAACAGTACTATTCATAATCAGAGCTTTAGGACCTGCTTGGCCATCAATATAGAAGTTATTGATAGAGTTCAGACCACCTGAGATATAGTTACTGTTGATTGGGACTGGGATAACGTTGCCTTCTACGTCAGGTTTCAAACCACCAGAGATAGCAAACTCTTGTAACTGACCAGTATTGATACCAGCACCTGTTACTAAGAATGGTTTCAAGTGGTTTTCTTCATCATTAATGATGATATCCAAGAATTCTTTCTTGGAAGATGATAATAAGTCCTCAATTTCTTTCGGTTGCATAGTATCATCTAATTTAGTATGTAAAATCTCACGGAATCTAGGGTATCGTTGAGCTAGGTCAATAAAGGATTCCATGTCCATTGTCGTACCTGCTAAGATACCAAAGTCTGTGAAGATTTGAGATAACGCATAGATTAAGTCATCCAATGCTTTATTCATTGAAATCATATCCACTACTTTGTGGTATGGTGCAATGAATGTATGGTTAATGTAATCTGAGATATAATCTTCACTGATTTTAGAACCATCGAAGATATGAGGAGATGATAAGTCATCCACTCTATCTAACTTACGGAATACATTCCAAATGATTAAGTTTACGATAAAGTGAGTAATCGGAATTTCTTTGATTTGCTCTGCTTTATCATCTGAGAATCGGAACTTAACAGGGTGTTTACGAACACGTTCCTGCTCATACCCTTGTTTCATATATGTGTAAAATTCGTTGAATAGAGCTTTCCACTCTTTCTTGGAACTTACAATATTTCTAACTTCAAATACGGTTTTGGTGAGTCGCTCATGATAGGCATCATAATTGATTTCACCCACGCATTCAGTATGTATAGTTTCCATAGTGCCTCCTAAGAAAATAAGTAAACCTAAATAGTGTCATGTTTAGCTAGCCATTATAAACCACGGTAAAGGGTAATGTGATTTGATGTGTATCGTAATGGTAAGATACGGTAACGATAGAATCATCTGGTTCACGTAATGAGAAGTATGTTACTTCTTGTTCTTTATCCAATGGATGGAATTCATAAACTCCTCTAAGATGTGGTTTAATATGACCTTCATCTCTAAGTAATGCTTCCACTTTACTCAAACCAATGGAATCATGTAAGAATTTAATCGTTGTTTTCATTGGTTCAAAACTAACCGCGATAGAAGTGGTCTTAACAAACATTTCACTTGTCCAATTAGACGGTTTGAATAACTCTTGAATCGAATCCCGTCTAAGTCTATCGGTAACTTCCTTAGTAGCATACCACTTAATCGGTGGTATCGTTCCATACGCTGATTCGCTATTATCATATCGAATGATAAAGCTATCATTACCGAATGGTTTAAATAGTCGGATGTCCTTAACGGTCAAGTCAATCAATAGTTCACCGATGTTATTGCATCGATTATGGTTGAATAGACCATGTTCAGCTAAGCTCATACGTGTTGTTTTAGTTTGGTCTGTATGATCCCATAGTTTCACTAATTTGAAATTAGAAATGGAATCTTGCATATAGATACCAATCACATCACCTTTTTTGATATTATTTAAATGACCCACGATTTTAGTTGTACCAGACTTCATTAGAATAACGCTATCGTTATTGTAAAGATATTCTAGCCAACTGGCATCGTTAGAGAATACGGGATACACCACATTAGGACCCATTTCTCTATCAAATGTGGTGATTACTCCAATCATCTGTTGTAACATAGAAACTCCTTAACTTATTTAAAGAAAAAGGTATAGGCTAGGAATAACCCAACCACAACCCATATGATATCGATGAGACCACGAATGACCCGAATCGGTAACGGGTCGGGGGTACTCACAACTACTAATTTATGGTTACGTTTCTCTCTCATAAACGTTTCTCCTTTTACAGTCATTCGTATTCACCTCCTTATGGGATAATATCAAATAATCTAGCCATTAGGTAGAATACGAGAAGGATAATTGAGATATAGGAAAGAATCACCAGTGTTTTAACGACGTGATAAAGTCTTTCCATGTTTTCATGCTGCCTAGGTGTCATTGTATTTTTCTCCTGTAATGAATTATACCATATATAGACTCTATAGCTATATATGGTATAATATATGCTTATTATAAGTCTATGATATTGCTCATATGTGCCGTACCGGAACGAGTACGCAATGTCACATCACCAAGACTTTCCAAAATAGGATTGAACTTAGAAACAATATCGTCTATCATGGTTTCTATATCCATGGTGCGGATTAACCAGTCTGGGAGTCTATCAATATTTTGAGGAATCCCTACAACGGTAATACCACCTTTTGAGATATCATCGATTTTACTATCGAAGATTTCTTTTTGTAAGATAGGACCTGCATGACCAAACGCTTCAAAGTTTTCTTTAAATCGTTTCTCTGTCTTATAGTCCATCTTAACAATATAAATCTTTTCAGGTAAGTTAATCAATCGGTCAGTTTCTACCGCATTCCATACGATAGTACCTTTAATAGCTTGCTGACTATATGGTTTCTTATAGGCTTCAGGCTCTTTAGCTGATACTAAGTTTAAGTAGGTAAGTTCACCATTTAAGTAAGACTGTCTAAGGATATTCTTGAACTCCTTAATCTTACGAATGATATTGCTCACATTAATCGTTTCAGCTTTAAGAATGTCATCATGAATGATGGATGTGAAGAAGTCTTTTACATCATCGGATGTAGTAGACTTAATAAAATCTAAACCAGAGATTTTAACCATTGGTGGATCAATCAATTGACCTTCTTGAAGTCGTGTATAAGATACATACCGTTTCTTCTTAGGAGTTAAAATCATCGTTAAGTTATAGAACTCGTTCTTCATATTAATACGATGATGCTGTTCTTTAGGCATATTTACATCTACACAGTATCTCTCTAAGAACTTTTGTGAATAGAGTGTGAGAATGTAGGCTATGATATTACAGCATATGAAGTCGAGTTCATCTTCATTTTCAGCAGCTATGGAATCACTTAGATTTTGATTCATCATCAATTCCATATATTTAGCAATCGTTACCATTGTGGAATCTGTATCTTGTGTAATCGTCGCAAATCGTGTATGTTGTGTATCACGAACGATACGGGAACGAATTGGGAAGATATGACACACATAGTGATATACGTATTCCCACAATAGATTCAAGTTACCAGTCAGTTCTTCTGGAATCTTATTCGGATTACGGAAGGATTTCGTTGTGGAACATAGAATAGTCAGCAGTTCTACTACTTCAGGTACATCTCGGAAGAATGGATATAAATTATTCTTGAAGAATAATACCAACTTCTGATAGTCTGATAATGACTCTATGGCTTTAGTCAATATGCTTCGGTATTCATCGTCATGAGTACCTATCTCTCTAAATTGACTCATCATCCTATTAACGACACGTTGTGTCATATCGTCCGAATATGGATTCGTAATCGGGAACTTTGGTTCCGTGCCACATACACTCAATGCTCGGTCGATAAATAGTAAGCACTCATCTAAGTCGAAGAATTTAACATTGCCTTCTAAGATAGCTTCGAATGACGTCTCTGCGGTAGCAATCAATGCTTGACCAGTACCCGTTGTGGATGCTGCTACGTATAGATTGTAGAATACGGATGTTTCAGCACCTGCGGCACCGTAATATGAGTTGGCGATAACCTTCTCATTCCCTTGACCAATATCCCTTACTAAGAACTCGTAACTATCTTGAGGGAACTTTTTACGTTCAGCTTTAATTCTAGAACGGTTATCCAAGCTCTCTATCAATAGACCCGCTGAGGCATTTGGTGATTTATCATGAGCTTTGAATAATACACCATGACCACCAAGAATCGGTTTAGATTCTGAGATAAATTCATGCACTGCTAATAGAGACGCATCTCTAGCAGTACCTAAGTAGTTATTATCTAATTGACATGGGTGGTCAACGATTCGTTTTTCTAATACGTTTTTTAGTTTTTCTTCTATTAACTCATCGGAAATATTGGGATATACCATTTTGATTTTCCGACGCATCTCATCTCGCCATTTGGTAGCGAATATGAGACTATTTTTATCCTGTTTCATATCGTTCTCCTTGTATAAAATAAAAATATGGTTCGTGTTTATAATATATATTTGTGAAGAGTGTTATCAAAAACAAATGAAAGAGAGAAAGCCGAAGCA